AAACTAATCCTACTGTTGGTGTTGAAGAAATTACTAATGGTACTTTCACTACAGATTCTGATTGGAATAAAACACAAGCAACAATAAGTGGTGGAGAAGCTAGAATAATTACAACAGATGGTAGTTATGCTGCAATAGACCAAAGCAATGTATTTGAAGTAGGTAAAACCTATTTATACTCTATTAATGTTAAATCAATTAGTGGTACTATGCAGCTAAGAGGTGGTAGTGGAACTGATATAGATATAACAACAAGTGGTGTTAAAACAGGTTATATAGTACCAACTTCTACAGGCATAGAAATTAAAAGAAAATCAGGTGCAGGTGCTTTAGATGTAATAATAGATGATGTTTCTGCTAAACAAGTACAAGGCAATAGTGCTTATATGACCAATATGGTAGAGGGTAATATCACTAACCAATATCCACTAACAAAGATTAGAAATTATTACAGAATGGGTGATGGTATATTAGATTCTAAATTCCTTAGTTATCCAGCTACAGCTGCACCGTTTATATTCCAAGACCAAACAAGTCCTAATATTGCACATATACCTACTACTAATTTAGTATTACAATCAAACCAATTTGATACTACTTGGTCTGCAAGTAACTTAACATTAACAAGTGGGCAAAGTGGAATTAATAATACTAATGATGCTTGGTTATTTAATGCAACAGGTTCTTCTGCAAATGTTACACAATCTGTTAGTTCATCAGGAGATAACACCTTTAGTGTATTTGCTAAAGCAGGTACAGAAAATTCTATTTTTATTAGAATTTCAGGAAGTAATAGTCCAAGAGCATTTTTTAATTTAACAAATGGTACTTTAATTGCTGAAACTAATACAACACATACAAGTATTAAAAATGTAGGTAATAATTGGTATAGGGTTAGTATAACAGGTAATGACACTATAACAGATGCAAGAATTTATGTAGCTAATAGTAGCCAATCTTTTCCTTCTAGTGGAAATATCTATGTGCAAAACTCACAACTAGAAGCACAATCACAAGCTACTGCATACTTAAAATCAGATGGTATAGCAGCAGTAAGAAAAGCAACAACTACTAACTTAATTACTTATTCTAATTCTAATAGTTTAAACTTTACTTTTGACAATGTAAGTATGACTTATAATTCAATAGTTTCTCCTGATGGATTAACAAATGGTATTTTGTTTAAACAAACAGGTAGTGCTTCTTCAAATAGTGCATATAACTATAGCTTAACTACTGCTGATGGAACATATACTTATTCAATTTTTATAAAAGCAAAAGATTCATCAAGTGTAAGATTTTATCAAAGTGGTGGTTCAGCAGTTTCACAAGACTTTAACCCACAAACAATGTCAGCAGGTGTGTTAAGTGGTGGTTTAAATTTAAACTTTGAAGATGTAGGTAATGGTTGGTTTAGAGTAAGTTTTACTAAAACATTATCTTCTGCACCATATCATAGGTTGCAAATATATCCTGACAGAAATAACACACAAAAAGGTGTTTACATTTTTGGATTACAAGTAGAAGAACAAACACAAGCAGAAACGTATGCTAAGACAACAGGATTGCCTGTAACAATAAATTTATTCAAAGAAAATAATTACGGACATACACAAGGAGGTATAATACAAAAGGACGTACCTAGAAATTCATAAAATTAAAAATAAAAACAAATGATATATACAACACCACTTACAAGTTTATTAGAAGAGGTTGACGAAGAGGGAAACCCAGTAGTTGACTTCTCACAAATAGTAGAAAACTCTGCAGCAACTGTTAGACGCTCTTTAGATGGAACAAAGTTTATCGCTAAGTTTTACGGAGAAGCTCCATCATTCTTAGAAGGCTTAGATCAGTATACTCACGAGGAGATGTTAACAATAGTAAGAGGATCAGACTGGACAGACAACTCTGATATTTAGACTATCGAGTAAACGTGTAATAATACTATTAACAAACAATTAAATTAAATAAAATGACAAAAGAAGACAATATAGTGGATTTAACTCCAAAACCAGAAAAAATAACTCCTTCACAGCTTGAAAAAGTACAAAAGGCTGTTAGCGACATTAATAGGGCTCAAATGGAAATAGGTAGGCTTGAAACACAAAAGCACATGCTAAACCACGAGGTTGTAAAGCTACAAGATGTTTTAAAAGAAATACAAGACGAGCTTGAAAAAGATTACGGAACTGTAAACATTAGTATTGAAGACGGTACTATACAATACCCAGAAGATGAGCAAGCTGATAAGAAAGATTAGTATCGGTAAAGATTATAAAAATGACGCTATGCACTATGCCGTGGGGCAAGAAGTGTATGGTGGTCATACTATATGTGATATAATAGAAACAGAAGACAAGTACAGCGTGTACATTAAAAAGGGTAATGATGTTTTACCTTGGAAAGATTTTAATAAAAATATGGCTGTATCAGTAGAGTATAATTTACAGTATTAATGAAAAGTGTTTATGATTTCGTAGTTTCACCTATAAAATCAAGATACAACAACACAAAAAAAATAGGTGATAAAGAACTAGTAGTTAATACTGAAATATTCAACCACCAATTTATAAGCAGAGAAGCTGTTGTGAAAGCAGTGCCTATATATGGGAATACAAATATAAAGGTTGGTGATATAGTTATAGTGCACCACAATGTGTTTAGAAGGTGGCACAATGTAAAAGGTATAGAAAAGAATAGTAGAAGTTATATTGATGAAGAAACTTATCTAGTACAACCAGAACAAATATTTTTATATAAAGATACCGAATGGCAAGCACAGAAAGGATATTGTTTTGTGGCGCCAGTAAAATCTACAAGCAAACTAAGTGTAGATAAAGAAAAGCCTTTAGTTGGTATTGTCAAACACACTGACGGTACAGTCAACAAAGGCGATTTAATAGGTTTTAAGCCAAGCTCAGAATATGAGTTTATTATAGACGGTCAGAAACTATATAGGCTACTATCAAATTTTATTACAATCAAATATGAATATCAAGGAAACGAAGAAGAATATAATCCAAGCTGGGCACAGGGCGGTTGAAGAACTGATTAAAGTCGCTAAAGAAGCTATTGTAGATTCTGACGATGACATATCAGCTGATAGATTGAAGAACGCTGCAGCTACTAAAAAACTAGCTATATTTGACGCATTTGAAATACTTAACAGAATACAAGAAGAAGAAAACTTGCTTGAGGGAAAAACACCTGAAGAGAAAAAGGAAAAAGTCTTTAAAGGATTCGCAGAGGGTAGATCTAAGTAATGTACAAGCAAAATTTAGTTAACATAGTAGAACCTGTAAAAAAAACCACTATAAGTAGGCTTAATAAAAAAAGAAAGTGGAAATACGGTTATGACAAAGACCACGACATTATTGTTATATCTAAGACTGGTGAAATAGGTGAAATATACGAAATACAAAATCTTCAAATAGCATTACCAAAAGCTAAAAACGTTTACAGTAGTAAAAATAAAAAGTGGGAGCAGTTTGAATATCCTAAAGAATTAGCAAGGCTTAAAAATATATTTGATTGGAGAGCATATCCTGAAGAAAAAAAGTCTAGTTGGTTTGATTATATAGACGAGGAGTTTAAACGCAGAGACGAAGGGTTTTGGTTTGATAACGACGGAACACCAACATATATAACAGGTACACATTACATGTATCTACAATGGAGCAAGATTGATGTAGGTGCACCTGATTTTAGAGAAGCTAATAGGTTATTTTATATATTTTGGGAAGCTTGCAAAGCAGACAAAAGATGTTATGGTATGTGTTACCTTAAAAACAGACGATCTGGTTTTTCTTTTATGTCATCGGCGGAAACAGTTAATCAAGCTACAATATCAAGTGATGCTAGGTTTGGTATATTATCTAAAACAGGTGCCGATGCAAAGAAAATGTTTACAGACAAGGTGGTTCCAATATCGATCAACTATCCTTTCTTTTTTAAACCGATTCAAGACGGTATGGACAGACCTAAGTCTGAGCTTGCTTATAGGGTTCCTGCAAGTAAGTTCACGCGTAAAAAAATCACTGCTAATGAAAAGCAGGAAGACTTGGCTGGACTTGATACTACTATTGATTGGAAAAATACAGGTGATAACAGTTATGACGGAGAAAAGCTTCAGCTGTTAGTACATGATGAAAGCGGTAAGTGGGAAAGACCCGATAATATATTAAACAACTGGAGAGTTACAAAAACATGTTTACGATTAGGTAGTAGGATTATAGGTAAATGTATGATGGGCTCAACTTCAAACTCACTAGACAAAGGTGGAGACAACTTTAAAAAATTATATGGAGCATCAAACGTTACTAAGCGAAACAGAAATGGACAGACAGCGTCTGGTTTATATTCTCTTTTTATCCCAATGGAGTGGAACTACGAAGGATTTATTGACGAGCATGGACGCCCAGTCTTCGATACTCCGGATCATGAAGTCTTCGATCCCCATGGGGAGTTAATAGATGTAGGTGTTGTAGAGAACTGGCAGAACGAAGCTGATGGTCTTAAAAATGATCAAGATGCTTTAAATGAATTTTACAGACAGTTTCCAAGAACAGAAGAACATGCGTTTAGAGATGAGACTAAAAACAGTATATTTAACTTAGTTAAACTATACGAACAAATAGATTATAACGAAGAGTTATCATCAACACTACCTTTAACAAGAGGTAATTTCCAATGGGTTAATGGTGTTAAAGATTCAACAGTAATATTCTACCCAGATAACAAAGGTAGATTTAAATTAAGCTGGACACCACCATCACAGCTACAAAACAACGTTATAATAAAAAACGGTGTTAAACATCCAGGCAATGAACATATGGGTGCTTTTGGTTGTGATAGCTACGATATATCAGGAACGGTAGATGGTAAAGGATCAAAAGGTGCTTTGCACGGCTTGACAAGGTTTTCAATGGAAGATGCACCTGCTAATCAGTTTTTCTTAGAATATTTAGCTAGACCTCAGACAGCAGAGATATTCTTTGAAGACGTTCTAATGGCTTTAGTATTTTATGGGATGCCTATACTTGCAGAGAACAATAAACCTCGTCTATTGTATTATTTACGAAGACGTGGTTACAGAGGTTTTAGTATGAACAGGCCTGATAAAGTTTGGAATAAATTATCTACTGCAGAAAAAGAAGTTGGTGGAATACCTAACTCAAGTGAAGATATAAAACAAGCTCATGCGGCTGCAATTGAAATGTACATACAAGATCACATAGGTATAAAAAAAGATGGATCGTTTGGTGATTGTTATTTTAATGAACTGCTAAACGACTGGGCTAAATTTGATATAAATAAAAGAACAAAGTTTGATGCGTCTATAAGTTCTGGACTTGCTATTATGGCTAACAACAGGCATTTATACGCACCAAATGTAAAAATAGAAAAACAAAAATTAAACATAAGTATTGCTAGGTATACAAACACAGGTAGTACGTCTAAATTAATAAAATAAATATGGCTGAATCAGTTATAAGAAGTTATTTCCCTAGTCAAGTAGTTAGTGACGATGAAAAAAGAAGTTTTGAGTATGGGCTCAAAGTAGCTAAAGCTATTGAAAACGAATGGTTTTTTAACGATAGGGGTGACAATAAGTTTGATACTTTAGTTAATAGTTTTCATAAACTTAGATTATATGCCAAAGGAGAGCAGTCAATACAAAAATATAAAGATGAGTTATCTATTAACGGTGATTTATCTTATTTAAATCTAGATTGGAAACCAGTACCTATTATATCTAAGTTTGTAGATATTGTTGTAAATGGTATTGCAGAGAGAACGTACGATATAAAAGCTTACTCTCAAGACTCGTATGGAGTGTCTAAAAGAACAGAGTATATGGAAAATATACAAGCTGATATGATTGCGTCACAGTTAAATGATTTTGCTGCAGAAGCTTTTGGTGTTGATTTATACAAAAACAAAAAAGAAGATTTACCAGAAACAAAAGAGGAATTAGATCTTCACATGCAACTTAGTTACAAGCAAAGCGTGGAAATAGCCGAAGAGCAAGCTATAAGCGTTTTAATGGAAGGTAATAGGTACGAACTTACTAAAAAAAGATTTTATCATGATTTAACAGTTTGTGGTATTGGTGCTGTAAAAAATAACTTTTCTACGTCAGAGGGTGTTACAGTTGATTATGTAGATCCAGCAAACTTAGTTTATTCGTATACGGAAGATCCTTACTTTAGCGATATTTATTACGTTGGTGAGGTTAAATCAATACCAATTAATGAGCTTGTAAAGCAGTTTCCAAACATAACCGTAGAAGAGCTCGAGGAAATTGTTGAAAACCCAGGGTATAACAACGCTAATTACGACACAAGTTTTTCTAATAGAAACGGTATAGACCCTAACAAAGTTCAAGTTTTATATTTTAATTATAAAACATATATGAACGAGGTTTACAAAGTTAAAACTACTGGTAGTGGAGCTTCTAAAGTAATACCTAAGACAGATAGGTTTAATCCCGTAGTTGACGATAATAGTAATTTTGAAAAATTATCAAAGTCTATAGAAGTTTTATACGAAGGTGCTATGATATTAGGTACAGAAAAACTTCTAAAATGGAAGTTAGCTAAAAACATGCTAAGGCCTAAAAGTGATTACACTAAAGTTAAAATGAACTATAGTATTGTAGCTCCCAGAATGTACAAGGGTGTTATATCTTCACTTGTTAAAAGAATAACTGGTTTTGCTGATATGATACAGCTTACACATTTAAAACTACAGCAAGTGTTATCGCGTATGGTGCCAGATGGTGTTTATTTAGACGCTGACGGTTTGGCTGAAATAGATTTAGGTAATGGCACAAACTACAACCCACAAGAAGCTTTAAACATGTTTTTTCAAACAGGGTCTGTTATAGGTAGATCAATGACCTCTGAAGGTGATATGAACCCAGGTAGAGTTCCTATTCAAGAAATACAATCAAGCAACGGTGGTGCTAAAATGCAAAGCTTAATTGGTACGTATAACTATTATTTACAAATGATAAGAGATACAACCGGACTTAATGAAGCTAGAGATGGTAGTATGCCAGATAAAAACGCTTTAGTTGGGGTGCAGAAGTTAGCGGCAGCTAATTCTAACACTGCTACTAGGCACATACTACAAGCTGGTTTATTTTTGACGCAAAATATGGCTGAATGCTTAACTTTAAGAATATCAGATATATTAGAGTATTCCCCAACAGCAGATGCTTTTGTACAGCAAATAGGATCTCACAACGTAGCCACGTTGGAGGAAATGAAACAGCTGCACCTTTACGACTTTGGTATATTTATAGAATTAATGCCAGATGAAGAAGAAAAAGCAATGCTTGAGAATAATATTCAAGTAGCGTTAGCACAGCAATCAATAGATCTTGAAGATGCTATTGATATTAGAGAAATAAAAAACATAAAACTTGCTAACCAACTATTAAAGCTAAGAAGAGTTAAAAAGCAACAAAGAGACCAGTTGATGCAACAACAAAATATACAAGCGCAAGCACAAGCGAATATGCAAACGCAACAAGCATCTGCACAATTAGAAGTTCAAAAAGAACAAGCTAAAACGCAGAGTGAAGCACAGCTTGAGCAAATGAAAGCACAGCTTGAAGCTCAGAAGCAAGCACAAGAAGTTGAATACAAAAAACAACTTATGCAATTAGAGTTTCAAATGAACATGCAGTTAAAACAAATGGAAGTAGAAGCTGTAAAGGGCAAAGAAAAACAAAAAGAAGATCGTAAAGACGAGAGAACAAAAATACAAGCTACACAACAAAGTGAACTTATAGACCAAAGAAAAAGTGGAAAACCACCTAAAAACTTTGAGTCCGCAGGTAATGATATATTAGGAGGCGGATTTGATTTAGGTGCGTTTGACCCTAGATAACAATTATTAATTATTATTATATTATATTATGGAAGAAAATGTAGAAAACGTAGTTGAAGAAACTACACAAGCAACTGATCAACCAGTTGAAGAAACTAAAAAACCAAAAATTAATGAAGACGGTGATTATGTCGTTGATTTAAATAAACCAAAAACAGATGAAAATAAAGAAAATAACCCTGTCGACGAGGGAGTGGTTAGAGTCGATGAAAATGCCGATGCCACAGAAAAACAAGAAGAAGTACAACCGGAAGTTGAAGCACAAGAAGCTCCAGTATTAGAGGAAATTACTGAAGAAGAAGTTCAAGAGCAAACAGAGGAATTGACTGAGCAAGTTGAAGAAGCTGTAGCCGAAGCTCAAGAAACTGGAAAAGCTTTACCTGAAAATGTTCAAAAGCTAATGGACTTTATGGAAGAGACCGGTGGTACATTAGAAGACTACGTTCGCCTTAACCAAGATTTTTCAAGTTACGACGATATGACAGTGCTAAGAGAGTACTATAAACAAACTAAATCTCATTTAACATCAGATGAAATAGAATTTTTAATTAATGATTCGTTCTCGTATGACGAGGAAGTAGATGAAGATAGAGATGTTAAAAAGAAAAAAATAGCGTTAAAAGAGCAAGTTGCCAACGCTAAATCCTACTTAGACGGGCAAAAGTCTAAATACTATGAGGAAATTAAAGCTGGGTCAAAGTTGACTCAAGAACAACAAAAAGCTGTAAATTTCTTTAATAGATACAACAAAGAGTCAGAAGAAACTGAACGAATAGCAAAAAAACAAACTAACACTTTTTTAAATAAAACTAATAAAGTTTTTAACGATAAGTTCAAAGGTTTTGAATACAATATCGGTGATAAAAAGTATAGGTTTAATGTGAAAAATGCTAATGAGGTTAAAAAAACTCAAGGTGACATAAATAATTTTGTCAAGAAGTTCTTGAATGAAAATAATGAAATGTCAGATGCCAAAGGTTATCATAAATCTCTTTATACTGCAATGAACGCTGATGCTGTTGCTAGTCACTTTTACGAACAAGGTAAAGCCGATGCTTTAAAAGAAAGTGTTGCTAAATCTAAAAATGTAAGCATGGACCCAAGACAATCATTTAGTAATGAAAATACTAGTGGTCCTAAAATTAGAGTGCTTAGCGATGATTCTCCTAACTTTAAGTTTAAAATTAAAAAAAAATAACTAATAAATTTAAAAAATAAAAAATTATGGCAATTAATCCCGGTGCGTTATTAAATAGCGTACCTTCCCCTATAAAACAAACTACTACAGATTCTTACCTAGACTTTTCTACTGGTTGGGCACAACAGTACCTACCAGATTTAGTTGCGGCTGAGGCTGAAGTGTTTGGAAATAGAAGTGTATCTGGAATGCTAGCTCAAGTTGGCGCAGAAGAAGCGATGGCAGCTGACCAAGTAGTTTGGTCTGAGCAAGGTAGATTACACTTATCGTATAATGCTGACCAAGATGGTTCAACTGATGGTTTATTCACTATTGATGCTGATGCTGATGGTCTAACTACTACTGGTGTTGTTAGAGTTGGTGATACTGTAATCGTATCTACTGCTACTAGAACAGTAAAAGCATACTGTGCTGGTTCTTATAACGACGGAACTACTGGTCTTACTGCTGGTCAAGTTCAATTACACCCTTATGAGGCTGCAACATTTATCCTTGCTGGTATACCTCTAAGTACTAGTGACTGTAAGCTTTTTGTTTATGGTTCTGAGTACGGTAAAGGTGCTACTGGAAGAGGAGCTGCTGTTGAGCCTTCGTTCAAGTCTTTCAACAACAAACCAATTATATTAAAAGATCTTTATGAAGTTTCTGGATCTGATGCTTCTCAAATTGGTTGGGTTGAAGTTACTGGAGAGAGTGGTCAAAACGGTTACTTATGGTACTTAAAGGCTGAAGGCGATACTAGAACTCGTTTTAACGATTACTTAGAAATGTCTGCTATTGAGTCTGTTAAAAACAACGGAGCAAACTCTGCTGTCCCTGAAGGTTCAGAAGGTTTATTCGCTGCTATTACAAGCAGAGGTAATATTACTACTGGAATCAATGGTACTGCTGCTACTACTTTAAGTGACTTCGATGCTATCTTAACTGAGTTTGATAAGCAAGGAGCTATTGAAGAAAACATGATGTATTTAAGTAGAGCTTCTGCTTTATCTATAGATGATATGCTAGCTGGTTTAAATGGTGGTAACGATGGAGCTGGAGCTGCATACGGTATGTTTGACAATTCTATGGATATGGCTTTAAACTTAGGTTTCACTGGTTTTAGAAGAGGTTCTTATGACTTCTACAAAACTGATTGGAAATATCTAAATGACAAGACTACAAGAGGATCTGTTATTGATGCTGAAACTGGTGACTCTACTAATGGTTTAGGTGCAATTAATGGAGTTATAATTCCCGCTGGAGTTTCATCTGTTTATGACCAATCATTAGGTAAAAACCTAAAAAGACCTTTCTTACATGTAAGATATAGAGCTTCACAAACTGAATCAAGAAAACTAAAGAGCTGGGTTACTGGTTCTGTAGGTGCTGTTACTTCTGATTTAGATGCTATGCAAGTTCACTACTTATCTGAAAGATGTCTAGTTACTCAAGGTGCTAACAACTTTATGTTAATTAAAGGATAGTACTTATTATTAAAAAGAGTCGAGGCTTCGGCCTCGGCCCTTTTATTTTATTAACTTATATTATATTATATTATGGCAAAAAAAACAAAAAAACAAGAAATAAACGTTACCAGTGTTGAAGAAGAATTAATAAAAGCAACGCCTGTTGACAAAACAAAATTAAAAGAAAAATCTACAAAAGATCAGTGGGTTGTAAAAGACAGAGTTTATGCTCTTTGTGATGGAACGTCACCTATTAGTTATAAAATACATAGCAAAGGCTTGTATTGGTTTGACAAAGAAAAAGGATATGAAAGAGAAATACAATATTCTAGAAATCAAAAAACTGTTTTTGTAGATGAATTTAAAGGGCAAGTTCAATTAAGTCATATTGTTTTTAGAAATGGTACGCTTTTAGTGCCTTCTAATGCTGTTACTTTGCAAAAGTTTTTATCTATATATCACCCTTTTGTAAATAAATTATTTTACGAAATAGATAATGAAGCAATAGCTACTGACGAGGTGGAAACTTTAGAATTAGAAATAGAAGCATTAATGGCAGCTAAAACTATAGATATAGATATGGCCGAAGCGATTATGCGTGTAGAACTAGGTTCTAAGGTTACAGAGATGAGTTCTAAGGAGCTTAAAAGAGATTTACTATTATATGCTAAGAAAAACCCGGCTATATTCCTAGAGCTTCTTAATGACGATAATGTTGTACTTAGAAACTTTGGTATTAGAGCAACAGAAATGGGGTTATTAAAATTATCTAGTGATCAAAGAACATTTAACTGGGGTTCTAATGGTAGAAAACTAATGAACGTTCCTTTTGATGAACATCCATATTCAGCTTTAGCCGCTTGGTTTAAAACTGATGAAGGTATGGAAATTTACAAAACTATTGAAAAACAATTGAAGTAAAAACCTTTGTAGAAGCAGTCGCTCTACGGGGCGATTGCAAACTACAAATTAAAAAGAAATTATGGCAGTAAGTATAGACACAGTATATCAAAGAGTATTAGCGATAGCTAATAAAGAACAAAGAGGCTATATAACACCTCAAGAATACAATTTATTCGCCAACCAAGCTCAGATGTCTATATTTGAGCAATATTTTTATGATATAAGTCAGTTTGACAGATTACCGGGTAGTGAACACCCTTACTCTGATATGACAACTTTGTTAGAAGAAAAAATAAGTATATTTAAAAAAAGAAATCAACCAGTTACAATCATAAATCAATATGGTGACGGAATATTACCTACAGATATATATAGATTAGGTACTGTTTTAAGATTTGCTTTACCAAACGTACCAGGTTCAACAGCTGCAGAAATAGAAGAAGTTTCAGATGAAGAGTACATGTATTACAGCGCTTCACCACTAGCAGCGCCTTCAAAATATCGACCGATATATATAAGAAATTCAGCAACAACAATAAAACTTTACCCAAATGCTACAACTATAAACACTGGTTTAGATAAAGCTGCAACTCAATATTTCCAACAAACTGGAGAAAATCAATACAACGGGCAAAACAATCAATTTAATGCCGCAGGCTTTACTGCAACGCCAGTAGTTTCACAAGGCACAAACAGTAGTGTTGATGTTTATATGGCCGCAGTTACTGGTAATCCATCAGCACCAATAAGTCAAATTAAAGTTGGTCAAGTTGTTACTGGCACAAGTATAGTCACATCACCTGCTACCACGGTAAAAAGTTACACAGCGGGAGCATCAACAACTTTAGACGGAGATATATTGGTTAATGACACAACATTTACAGTTGATGCACCTACATCTACAGGCGGAACTATTGCAATAGGGCAATATATAAATTTAAACGCATTTCCCGGTGGCACAACTGTTATCGGGGTTCAAGGAAATGTAGTAACCACAAGCCAAGCAGCCACTGGAACCGCAAGTGATGGCGATGCTGTAGCATTTTTTGCACATTTAATATTATCACAACTACCATCTTCAGGTTTACAAGGTACGGCTTTAATTTTTAACGAAGCAGACTCTTTGTCTTACATAGAGGTTGGGCAAGCTGTTACTGGATCTGGAGTTGACGCTGACACCACTGTCTCCGCTGTAAACGGTAGTGTTATTACTTTGTCAAAAGACCTTACCAACGGTGCTTTTGTTACACTTACGTTTGCTTCTGATGATATTAAATGCCATTACATAAGAAGACCAGTTGATGTTGTTTGGGGCTACAACACTGTTAACTCAACAGCCTTGTACAACTCTAGCATATCAACAAACTTTGAACTACATGAATCAGAGGAAACTCAACTTGTTATTAAGATATTAGCTTTAGCAGGTATTTCTATGAAAGATCAAAGTATGTACCAAATAGCTACGGCAGAAGAAAACAGAACTATTCAACAAGAAAAATTATAATAAATGGGATTATTAGACAACAGCTCACAAAAATCATATTACGAAGGAACAGAATTTGGTAGTTATCAATTTATTTCATTAGAAGATGTGATAAACAACTTTATAGTTTCTTACGTTGGTGATGATAAAATAATAAGTAAAATAAAAAGAGGTGACGTTGCTTTTCACGCGCAAAGAGCTTTGCAAGAATTAAGTTTTGACACTTTTAAATCTACAAAATCCCAAGAAATTGTAATACCACCATCACTAACAATGGTTTTACCACAAGACTATGTTAACTATGTAAAGGTAACATATGCTGATAACGCTGGTATAGAGCATATTGTATACCCAGTTTCTAAAACATCAAACCCACTTAAAATATCTCAAGATGCTAACGGTGTTTATCAATTTACTGGTGAAAACTTAAATACTTCAAATGATTCTACAACTTGGGATAAATACAAAACACACACAAATAACGAAACTAACAATAACATTGACGAATATGATGATGGTTTATATGATTTAAATGTTGGGCAAAGATATGGCCTTGACCCGCAGCACGCGCAGACTAACGGTTCTTTTTATATAGATGAGTTAAAAGGAAAAATACATTTTAGCTCTAGTTTTTCAGGAAAAACTGTAACCTTAAAGTATATAAGCGATAGTTTAGGTACTGATGCAGAGATGCAAGTACATAAATTTGCTGAAGAAGCTATGTACAAGTGTATAGCATACGCTATAATGTCTACAAGAGCTAACGTACAAGAATATATAGTTCGTAGATTTCAGAAAGATAAGTTTGCTTCTGTTAGAAAAGCAAAGTTAAGACTTTCAAATATAAAATTAGAAGAAATAAGCCAAATACTTAGAGGTAAATCTAAACAAATAAAACACTAGAGCATGCCAGAGATTAAAAATACTTTTACCTCGGGAAAGATGAACAAAGATCTTGACGAGAGATTAGTTCCAAACGGACAGTACGTAGACGCGTTAAACATAGATGTTGCATCGTCTGCTTCTGATAATGTGGGTACAATTCACAACTCTTTTGGTAATGTTAGAAAAGACACAATGCACAACATAGGTGGAAAATGTATTGGGTCTATGGTAAACAAAGAAGATCAAACAATAATATGGTTTATCGCCGGTGGTAGTGTAGATGCTATTGCAGAGTACAACCCAGTAACAGATATTACAACACCAATATTAATATCTCCATTAGAAGGCTCAGCCGGAGCTTTTTTAAAATTCAACGCAAACAGACTTATTACAGCTATTAACGTTATAGATGGTTATCTATATTGGACAGATAATTATTCAGAGCCAAAAAGAGTAAACATTAAAAGAGGTAAAGCAGGTAGATACACATCTTCTAGTTCTATAGCAAACTTATGGACTACAACTACAAAGTTAAAATTAAAAGATGGTACTTTTGATGGTAATGTATTAGAAAAACATTTAACTGTAGCTAGGCCATATCCTATTAACGCACCAACTTTAACTTTGTCAAACTCACTAAGACCGGGTAGTGATGACTCTACAGTAAAAATACCTAGTAATACATCCACAATGCCTAGTGATATTGGTGACGGTAATAATGACAAAACTTGTAATATATATGGAAGAGGATCTGGGTCTACAGTTCAATATTATCAAAACTTAACTTTTATAGCGGCTAATTCAACTAATATTGGCGAGACAGAGATAGAAATAGATGTTAGTGGTAATTTTAACGAAAAGCTATGGCAGTCAGTTGTGCCTGGATATTATTTAACAAAAACAACAACCACAGGTGGTGTAGTTCAGAATAGTTTAGCTTTTAAAATATCAAACGTAGATTACGACAACTATACTATTTTCATCAACGAGTTTGGTGACAACAGTATTAATGGTGTTGGTGCTATTGATAGTGGTTCTACACTTGAAATATCAACTTTTCAAGAAGCCTACAACAATGAATCGTTTTTTAATTACAAAGACGCTACGGGTACTTTGCGCCCAAAACCGGTTGGTATAAGCGCTAATAAAAGCAATGGGTTAAAAGATGGTGGTTTACTAAACAATGGTAGTGGTGTAGATATAACACCAACAGCTGTAACGTCCCAAAACAATTTTGCCCCTGTTTCAGGAAAACCAAATCAAGCAACTCTTACATCAACAATTGGTAGTAGTATACAGCTTTCAAATGTTATAGCTAATACTTTTATAGTAGATCATGTTTATGAATTAACTATGATTGTAACAAACTATAGTGGTTCTGGAAATATTGGTTTTAGTGTTAACAACACCTTAGGCTTGGCTTACTCTGCTAGAAGTAGTAACGGAACAATATCATATAAGTTTAAAGCAAAATCAACTGGTGATTTACAATTATTTAAAATACAAAGCGCAGCGGCAAGTATATCATACTCTATTAAATGTTTGTCTGGTCCAAGAGAAGTTAAAATACAAGAACTTATATTTGAAGGACAGCCTGATTATAAAGTTGGCGATGTTGTTAAGCTTACTTTAAAAAACCCTTTGTCTGACAACGTCGGCGAAGAAACTGAGTTGGATTTTAGAGTAAAACTTTTAGAGCAAAATCTTGATATAATTGAAAACGTGTCTGGTTATGGTGGTACAGGTTCTAATGGCCAGAGAAAAGTTTTTGACTGCGAGATATTAAGCATAGATAGTTCTATATCACTTCTTACAGCGTCTCAGTTTAGAGGACCTTGGTCTTGCGAAAGACAAAAGCCGAACTCTATATTCCAGCAAACTTTCCCAAGGTTTGCATACAGGTGGAAATACATAGACAATGAGTTTTCTGCAATATCTTCTTTTACTGAAGTTGCTTTTTTACCTAAAGATGATGAGTACGAATATGATGCTGAAAGTGGTTTTAACAAGGTAATGGAAAACGATGTTAGACGCGTTGTGTTAAGTAATTTTGAAAAAACACCTAAAGATGCTGTTGGCTTAGATATTCTGTATAAAGAGTCTGGTAGCACGAGTATATACATAGTAGAGTCTTTAAAATATGAAGAGCTAAAATCTTTATCTACATACGTTATTGACTCAGAATTAGTAAAAGGTGTTTTACCTTCTAATCAACTTTTGAGACCTTATGACAACGTTCCTGTAAAAGCTAAAGCACAAGAGATTACTGGGAACAGACTTCTTTATGGTAATTACACGCAGCAATATAATGTTGATGAAAAATTAAAAGTAATAGCAAGTGTAGATAAATTAAACATTAATGATTTAAAAGCACAAAAATCTATAAAGTCAATAAGAGAATATCAAATTGGAGTTAGCGTTTTAGATGTGTATGGTAGGCAAACACCTATATTTTCTAGTAATGAAGGTATAGTTAAACTTACTCAAGAAGACTCTGACAATGCAACTACGTTTTCTGCTAAAGTTAAATCTAAAGCTCCATCATGGGCAACTCACTATAAATACTTTGTAAAAGATAATTCTACAGAATATTACAATCTAGCTATGGATAGGTTTTATTCTGCAGAAGCTGACGAGCATGTTTGGTTAAGTTTTCCTTCTTGCGATGTAAATAAAGTATCTGAAGATGACTTTTTAATATTAAAGAAACAACATGATAGCTCGACACCAATATCAGAAAACAAAACTGTAAAATACAAAGTATTAGCAAAAGAACCTTCTGCACCTGATTTTATAAAAATTAAAAAAGAAAGTTTAGGTAGAACTTCTGAAAATATTAACTTTGCAACAAACAGCTCTGTTACCTCTGGTTATCCTTTAGAAACTTTTATTTCATTTACTTTAAGAGATTCTAGTATAGAGGGTTTTGAACAGCTTTTTGAAGAGGTTGAAGGTAGAGTTCAACAAACAAAAAAGTTTATAAAAATAGGTAGTTTAAAAACAGGTATAACAACTGATTACTATGAGCTAGACACTGTTGAGTGGAGCGTTACCGATACAAAAGCGGGTGCTGTTTATTGGACTTTTAAATTAAAAGTTCCTTTTGGAAAAGATGTTGCTTTAACTGGAACAAGTCCTGGTAGTAGCACTAGAGGTTTGTATGTAGAGTTTTTTGAAGAAAAAGAAGCTACAGATTTGACAGAGTTTCAAGGTAGATTTTTTGTTAAAGTTTTAAGAGATAGTATTCTTAATAATTTTGTTTTAAACTCGCAAGCAACTGACAATTATATAGTTCTTAATTCCGAACCAGTTTGGTGGGCACATACTTATTCCATTGATGCTGATAGAGATGCTAGTGGTACTAATCCTGTGTTTTCCGAGCCAATACCAAACGTTATAAATACTGGAAACGCTTATTCAGGAACATTAAACATTGGGTCCGACAAGTACAATAGTACATATTTAAAAGACCAAAGTACTTTTAGGTTTAAAACAGACAAGCTACTAGACAACAACTGGGGTACTAACGACGCTTTTGGAAGCCAGTATAACACTTCAAATGGTATAGTTACTTACAATTCCGCAGATCCACCGGTTGTAAACAGTTCTAGAATACTAAAAGGAACTATGGATAACGAAAGTTATTGGATGGGTACTAATGTAAAGAGTAACTGGGCTATAGATAGTGCTTGGTCTTGGTTAAAACAAAATAAAAAATTAAGGCTTCACAATTATGGAAGCACCAGTAATGGTTTTAACAAAGAAATGGGTGAGGGTTTTGTAGTTGGTAATAATTATGCAGAGTTTAGGGTTTTTAATCTAGGGTCGGGACAGCAAGCAAATCATTATGTTGGTTATGCTGATCAAAATTTTCCTACTGGCTATGAATTTCCTCCAAAAAACAAAGATATACAAAATTATGATTTATACAAACAGCTAACAACCGTTGGTACTAAATTTAGATTTTCTAAAGACCCAGGCCAGTTGGTTAATGGTGTTTACGATGGTAAGTCTACTGTTTATACTATTATAGATAAAGAAATTTTAGAGGTCAACAACTACACCACTAAATGGAGACCCAAAAACGTTAGTCAATTTGATTCTCCTACAAACAAAGGTGTTAGAATACATATTCGCTTAGACAAAAAAATAACTTGGAGCCCTTGTGACGAGGATTCTGTTGATTCAGATGTTAACAGCGCTAATATAAACTTTTTAGATGGTACTACCGCCAGAAGAAACGTATCTAACGCTTCTGTTATTGAAATATTACAATTAGATCCTAGTAAAAATTCTTTTTCAACAAACGATCCCGCAATATTTGAAACAGAGCCAAAAGAAAGAGCTGATTTAGATCTTTACTACGAAACATCTTCTACAGAAATGATATTAAAAGACGGTATGTCAATATCAACTAATTATTTAAATCCAGCAACAGGTGTTTCTGCTTTAACAAGTGACGCTGTTATAAGTTTTATTAGAGGTTGGAAAACAGGTGCTTTTCAAATATCACAAACCCACATAACTTGTGATATACCAGCTGGTGAAACAATAACAATTTCTAAAAAAGATGCCGCTGGTAACGTTTTGTATTCACAAGACTATGTGTTTGATTTTATTATATCTAGTGTTGCTAACAACTCTGTTAAAACAAATAACGTTTGGACTAACGGCAGTGCAAACACTGTTGCACAAATAATAAATACACCAAAAACTAAAATCAATTGGTTTAATTGCTTCTCTTTTGGTAATGGTGTTGAGTCAGACAGAATAAGAGATGATTTTAACGCACCTACTATAGACAAAGGCGTTAAGGTTTCAGCGGTGTTAGATAATGAGTATAAAAAAGAAGTAAAAACAAATTCTATTATATACTCTGGTATTTATAACAAAAGTAGTAGCTTAAACAACTTAAATCAGTTTATTCAAGCTGAAAAAATAACAAAAGATTTAAATCCAGAGTATGGTACTATTCAAAAGTTATTTACTAGAAATACAAACGTACTTGCTTTTTGTGAAAATAAAATATTAAAAATACTAGCAAACAAAGATGCTTTATTTAATGCTGATGGAAATACAAACATCGTTGCTACAAATAGAGTTTTAGGACAAACAGTGCCATTTTTAGGTGAGTTTGGAATATCAAGAAACCCTGAGTCTTTTGCAAACTATGGTTATCGAGTTTATTTTACAGACAAAGATAGAAATGCTGTTATTAGATTGTCAGGTGATGGTTTAACTGATATTTCAAAAACTGGTATGACTACATTTTTTAGAGACAATTTAAAAGAAGCTGGAAATATTATAGGTACCTACGATGAAAATAAACAAAACTACAACTTAACTTTTAACGGTAAAACAGTTAGTTTTTCTGAAGATGTAAAAGGCTGGACAAGTTTAAAATCGTTTTTACCAGAGTCTGGTGTTTCTTTAGATAGTGGCTACTACACTTTTTATAATAAATTTTTATGGAAGCATGGTGAAAATGCAATTAGAAATAATTTCTACGGAGTTCAAGCTACTGAAGGTTCAAATATAACTTTTGTTTTCAACCAAGAAACATCTACTGTAAAAACTTTTAAAACGTTAAACTATGAGGGTACAAGTGATTGGGTTGCTAGTAGTATAGAGACAGATCTTCAATCAGGTAAAGTAAATGAGTTTGTTGATAAAGAAGGTCTTTGGTTTAATTACATAAAAGGAGTTGCAACAACAGTTACAAGCCTTGATAACAAAGAGTTTTCTACGCAAGGACTTGGAAGTCCGGCTAGTGTTAACTTAAACGGTTATGCTGTAAATCTACCTATAACTGCAACAGCTAAGGTTGCTGATACAAGACCTTATTGGACTGTAAATGCATCTGCAAGTAATTCATCAAATACAGTTGTAACGCAATCTAATAATATTGTTACAGGAGCCACAATATCTTACGACGTTGTTTTCTATGTGCACTCCTTGATAGTTCTTTCTCAAGCTTGGTCTGTTTCAGCTGCTGATTTTACGGTAACTACTTCTAATCTTTTACCATCTTCCTCACCACCAACAGTAGGTTCGCCTGTTCTAACTAATCTAGGTACTCCTGGAACAGCTTCAAACGTTGTTAAAATAACAATACCTATTTCTGGAACAATGCCTGTGTCTATATGCTCTTTTGATGTTGACGTAGCAGGTACAGCTAAACTAACTCAAACTATAAATCCTTACTAATATGGCTGGTAAAATAAAAAACATAACAACAAAATGTACTTTAGCGCAGACTGGTATAACAAACGATACATATCCTATTGTTGGTACTCCTGGCGTGGCTTTAACAGCGTTTACACAAACGTTTACGGCGAAGACAAATTTTGTTTTTAATGTGCCACCGTCAATAGACTTTAGCAATGTAAGTGATCCAAGCGATTACTCTGTTACAGTTACAGATACTAAAAATAGTAAAGGCATTGTTACAGTTAGATTATTTTCTATAGTTTATACGCCTGATGTTTTACAACCTAGCTCGGATGAAATAATATTTGTAGCAAACGCAGAGCCTGGTTACAACCCGTCAACAGGTAATATATACTCATATGAGCTTGATACTAGTTATTTAAAATCTACTGGAGATAATAGGTCTATAAAAATGTATGGAGATCCTGGTGCTGTTATAACAGTTTCAATACGAAATACTACACCTGGTTACAACCAAATAGACATGTATAATCGAGTTTATACTTTTCAAGAAGATGGAACTTCTTTAAGCTATGTTAATTTAGGCGTTACCTACATTGTTCCAACTATTGATTTTAACATACCAGGTTTAAAATACTGGAGAGTACCTATAGGAGATGAGGTTATTAGAATTAATTTTTCGGTATCTGGAGCTAATACAATACTTTGGGATGCAGACCCTGTAACAAACGGTAGCGCAGAGCTTGTATATCTTTACCAATATAAAGACACTAAAGTTATACTACAGTTAAGCCAAGGAGATACAACTGGTATTAATAGTGGTAATGGATTTTTTGGTATTGGAGCTTTTGGTGGCGATAATATGATAAATTTAAAAGATCAATGGAATTTATTAGACAATGTTATTACGCCTTGGAATGCTCTTTTGGGGTATGTAAAATCTCAAGGCTCTTCTAACGGCCCTAACGCAGCAGACCCTAATGGTTCTTACGTGGCTATTGATAACGCTAGCACTTCGAGTATTGGTGAAATTGCAAATATTGTTTTAAGCACCACAAACTCTGTTCTAACCCAAGACCTTGTGGTTGGTAGAACTTACAAGCTAACGTTTGAAGTAAGGGTTCCAACTACGGTTGGTGCTGATGGTATTAGGTTTGAACATTTTACCAGTAATTCATCGTACTCTGGTGTTAACGGCAGTAGACCTATTGGGCTTCTTGGGGAGGCTTACACTGGTAGTAATGGGTGGAGAGTTGTAAACATGGAGTTTGTGGCTGGTACAACCAACACCGATGAATTACAAGTGTATTCAACTAGCGCCGCAGCTCAAGGGTTTGAAATATCAAAAATAAGGTTAACACCTGTTTATGCTGTTGGTTCTGTTACAACAGATATAAACTCTTGCCCTAATATTGCTGTTTTGCAAAGCAACGCGGCTGGAACTAGTTCAGATACCCAAGACTTTGACTTTACTTTAACAGCTTATTTAGCAACAACAAATAATCCCAGAAAGTGTATTAATTATATTACAACTGCATTAACACCTGTGGAATCTTCTATACCATCATCTTTGCTAAATAGCGGTAACGTAAACACTGGAACAGCTAGAGGTTTAGAAAGTACTATAACAAATACTATAAAATCATCTGACTACAATGCTTATAGAAAAAACTGGAAATATACAAACGGAGTGCAAGACGAAATAGACGTTATGGGTGTTTTAAGTGGTGGTTATAATACTATGAATTATGAAAACGGTTGTATTGCAACAATATCAAACACACAGTTAAAAGTTACTAATGCTACTTTGAATTCAACTGGATTAGTTTGGAGTAGCAATACTAAGTTAGAGTTTACTGGAACTTTAAATATTGTAAAAAACCCTGTTGGTGGAAATGCGGTGATAGAATTTAACTTGGCTGGATGGTTTACTCAAGGCGATGACACAACAACTCCTTAAAATTAAAATATGGCACAAATAGACATAACATTTGCAAACCCTATAAATATTTCTTTACAAGCAAAACCTCTTACCGACAGTGGTGGTAACGCCGTTTTTGGTCATGACATTATTTACTTTGTAAAAAATGAAGAAACACAAGTAAGAGAGTTAGGTAAGTGTATAGGGATAAGCGAAGATAGAAAAACAATAACAGCACAAGTTATAGGAACAAGACCAGTTCCAGGTAACCAAGCATTTATACTTTTTGGTAAAGATACTGAGGTGCAAACGTCTGGGCTTGACGGTTACTATGCTAAAGTTAAAATGGAAAATACATTGACATCAGAGGTAGAGCTGTTTGCAGTAGGATCTGATGTAGTACAAAGTAGTAAATAACACGTAAAAAGTGTAATTATAAATAAATAAAGAATAAAATATGGCAGGATTAAAAAATCTATTAAAAAATTTTTTTGCTAAAGACGCTGTTGCTGGACAATCTACTGGTTTTGATTTAAGCAAATCTGGTAAGGTTGGTATAATAGAAGGCGCTATGGGTATTGCCCAGGGTTTAATAGGTCGTCAAAAAAGAAAACAAGCACAAATAGATGCTAACAGAAACTATGAAACAAGAATGGAAGATTACCAAGCTCTTGACACTAGTAATTTAGCTGCTGGTTTTGAAAATACTTTTAGTGAAAATGTTTACGAGGACATAACCGTCAACACGCAGCAAGCTGATTTTATGGCGCAACAGCAAGCGCAAAATCAAGCTAATATTATGCAAGGGTTACAAGGCGCGGCAGGTGGTAGTGGTATTGCTGGTTTAGCACAAGCACTAGCAAATCAATCAACAATGGCTAATCAAAAGGCTTCAGCTTTAATTGGTGCGCAAGAACAAAAAAACCAATTACTTGTTGGTAAAGGTGAGTTAGCAATGCAAAAAGGAGAAATGATAGCACAGCAAACTAGATTAAAAGGAGAAACAGCAGCTAGACAGTTAGAGTCTGACAAAACAGCAACTTTACTAGGCATGTCTCAAATGGAAAAAGCAGCTGCAGACAAAGCTATGGCAGATGCAAACAGCGCTTTGTATGGTGGAATAGGTAAAATAGCTGGCGGAATTATATCAGGAAAATTATAAAATAAAAAACTATGGCAGCAGATAAAAATTTAATTGCAGGTACAAGGGTTATGCTTGAAGCGGGTAGAGATACCTCTGTGTCTTCTTTTGCTAGAGAGTTCAACACTATACTTAAGAGCCAGGTGGAAGAAGAGGCTAAAGAAACTGCAGATATTGATAGATGGTTAAACAAGGTTGGCACGCCAGATAATATAAGAAAAATAGACGAGTCTTATAGGGGTGAGGTTGAAAATTGGGTTTCTACAAAACAAGAAGAATATATAAGGTTAAACAAAAGTTATCAAAAAGACCAAAACTTAGAGGATAAAAGAGCTGCAGAGTTAATTGAAAGACAGTTCATGAATTTAAACGATCAGTTAAATGAACTTCAATTAGACAAAGAAAAGTATTTTGAAGCTGGTACTAAAAGAAAATTAAAAACTGGAGTTCTTGGGTCTGAATGGTATGTTAATAATTATTTAGAAAAAGATGACGCTAGCACCACAGACGTGGTTGAAGGTGGATTTACTATTAGCGAAGACGGTATGGTTATGTTTGGTGATGACAGCTTTGATTCTAAAAAAGGCAATTGGAATGTTAAAAATACTTTAGCAGAAAACTTTATAGCAGATCAATTTGTTGCCGCTAAAATAAGTGGCAAAAAAGATGGTAAAACAACTAGTAAAAGCCAGTTTGTAAGAACTAATGTTGTTAAAAAAACATTAGGAAGTCAAGACCCAGAAGATATATTAGTTCTTGTTCAAACAGATTTAAATACTGAAGACGATCAAAACTTTACCTTTGCTCAGCAATGGGCTTCTGGTGATTTAAAAAACCCTGCTTTTTATGATTTTAAAATTAATAATAAAGACTTTTCAGAAACCACTTTAGACGAAAGAAACAATTGGATGCAAAACCCTGACAATAAAGACAAAATAGTAGATTTAATTTCTATGTACGTAGATGATACTAGAGAAGAAATTTACAACATTGAGCAGCAAAATAGTTTTAACGAAACGAACAACATGTCTTTCTTAGACATACCTGGTAAAGGTCTTTTTGTTGGTGGTACAAACCAAACGGCAACTAGATCTTCTGGTGAAACACTATTGAAAGAGTTGAAAGAAGGAAAAGGAAAACTTACAAACTTCTTAGGTAGAAGTATAACTTTTGACCCTATAAACGATGTGTATACTACTATTTACGAAGGTGAAACAAATACTTATCAAGGTTTAGAAGACTTTTTAGGAGCGCTAGGTATTACAGATCCTGCTTTTAGAAATATAGTTCCTAAAAAATCTAAAAACGACAACAACGACAACAACGACAATAACAACAACAATAACAACAAAAACATAACGCTAGACATGAGTTTAGTTACTAGCACTGTTGATGACAATTTGTTTAAAAGATTTGAAGAAGTTGCACCTGGATTTTCTTTTAAACCAATGTTATCAGAAACAACCCAACAACCAATTAAAGACAGGTATATAGTTACAGCTCCTAATGGAGGAACTTTAAAAATACATTTAAACAGGTCAATATCTAAAGAGTCAACAAGAAAAAAATTAGAAACATTCTTTAATAATAATAGAATACAATAATATGCCAAGGTACGTACACGCTAACGGTTTTGAATATAAAAAAGAAGATTTAGAAAACTATGCAGAAGCAGAGGGACTGTCTTTAGATGACTATATAAGTCAAAACAATATTAGTGTTGACGAGTCTGGTGATATTTCTATTATTGAAGGTTTAAAAAATGAAATATTAAACACCAAAGGTGAAGCCGCTAAAATAGGTTATGATATATGGACGTCTACAGCAGAGGCTTTTATAAAGCCTGTTTTAGGAGAGGAAGCAGCATTGTTTTTTTTAGGTGGAGATGTTCAAGGTAAAACTGGTTGGGTAGACCCTGACAACGGGCAAGTAGTAGCTTTTGACAAAGCTGCTTACGACAGAGATGGTTATGATGCTGTTGAAAATCAAAGATATTATGAGCTAGCAAAAATAAACTCAAAAGGTGGTAAAATACAACAAGTAAACGTTGAAACAGGGGAAGATGTTGGTGTTGCTTACGCTAAAATGTTACAGCAAAGATTTGATGAGGGTAAAGAAATTGAAGAAAGTAAAAGACAAACTGTTGATGTTGGTAGCGAAGGGTTTTTAAACGCTGTAAAATCAGGAGAGTTTGATGACGCTCTTGTTTCTGCTATAGGTTTTATAAAACAAACCGCTATGCACGCTGTCGCTGCTAGGCTTACAATGGGTACTAGTATGGCCGCAACAATGATAGGTAGTTCTTGGGTTTCTTATAACGAGCAAAAAGCAAAAGCTATTTATGGTGACGACCCAGATGGTTTTTCTAAGTTAGTCGAGAATGATCAAGACGAATCTGCAATACCAGCGGCTTTAGGAGCTATTGGGTATGTTATGGAAAGAGCTGGCTACAAAGGCATGATGAAGGAATTAGCTAAAAAATCTTTTACCGGTAAAAAAGCTGTTTCTCTTCTTATGACAGGTAATAAAGAGGGTGTGACAGAATACGGACAGGGTTTGACAGAAAGGCTTAACGAAAACTTAGGTAAACAAATGAGCTTGGAAGAGTCCGTTAAAGATGTTGGTAGCTACATGTGGACTGAGCAGGCTTGGGATAATTATTTTGCAGGTGTTATTGGTGGTACAGGTATGACTGGTGGTGGAAAGGCTATACAAGGAGCTTTAAGATCAGACCCTACGAGCAATCAGTTTATAAATAAAAAAATAAACAACATAGCTGCTCTTACAGAAGAAATGGCTAAAGCAGGTTCTAAAAAAGAGTTAAAACAAATTGAAGATCAAATTCAAATAGAAGAGACAGATCTTAAAGATTACTTAGAGTCCAACAAGAAACTTGGTGAGTATTTAAACGAAGGTGAAATAACAAGTTTAACTGACCTTGTTAATAAGAGAAGAGATACAAGCGCTGAGATAGTAAACTTAAAAAAAGGTTTAAAAAGAGGAGCTATATCACAAGCTAGTTTTGACGTACAAGCTAAAGTTTTGTTTGAAAATTTAAACAAAATAGACGCTGACGTAAAAAACATAAAAGTTGCGGCTAACATGCGTTTGTTGAAAGCTGATTTAGATTCTGGAGATATTTTTGTAGGTGATGTAAAAGGTTTAGAACAAGTTAGGTATGAGACTAACGAAGAGTTTATGGCGGCTTTAAAGAAAGAATATAAGCTTAAAGGCATTAAAATGCCTAAAATGGAAAACATAAATGTAAATGGTACAAAGATTGGTAATAAACTATTAATAAACATGGAGGTTGCTGCAGAGCAAAATGCAGTGGCTACTAGCACGCACGAAGTGCTTCACGGTATTGTTAAGTCAACGTTGCAAGCTGACGACGCTAGCGGTAATTTAAGCGCTAAAGGTGAAAACATGGTTAAAATGTTTATGAACCAAATAGGTAGCAGCACTTTAGCAAAAATAGAAAAAGCGCTTGATGATGGTGAATATAGATTTGCTGAATATGATGATGATGGCGTTGGAGTGCCTGGCACTGAACTTGATTTTAAAGAATACGGTGAAGAGTACTTAACAATATATGCACAATTATCTAAAGAAGGTAACTTAAATAAAAACTCTCTTCAAAAAGCAGCTAGTTGGTTTACTAATCTTTGGAATAACGAAAGTGATTTTAAAGAAATAGGGTTTGAGACAGGTGAGCAAATACAAAACTTTTTAGACGCATACGTTCAAGATACTAAAAAAGGTGAATTCAGACAAGAGTTTAAAGACTTAGCCGCTCAAGGTGTTAAAATGAAAGGTGGTAAAATAGATTTTTCTAAAAAACAAAAGGACATTGCAAAGAAAACTTTAGACGACATAGGTAACTCAGGTGAATATGATCCAGCTAATAACCAAGAACAAAACAAAAAAATAGTTGAACAAACACCAGCAATGGTTAAAGTTCAAGTAGATAACTACTTTAATAATAGGCCTTCGTTAAAAGCTGATAAATCAGTTAGAGAAGAAGTGCAAGCTGAAATTTTGTTTAGATTAATAAACCCGTCAAAAACAGGTAGAACTGATATAAATGGTTTTGATCCCACAATAAATGATTCTTTATATGGCTATTTAAATAAAAGAATTAACTATAGAATGTTAGATACTTTTAAAGAAAACCCTACTATAGTTCCTGATTTTACAAAAGTAGACCTTGAAGATGCTGCGAAATTTTTAACAACTGAAGACGCTGCTACTACTAAAAAAACTGAAGGTGTAAAAACAAAATTAGTTCAAACAAAAGCAAGGCAGCTTACAAGCTTGGCAGACTTAGATATAGAAAATGAAACTGTAATTATTGATGGCGCTGAAACAACTATATTAAAAGAAGTTTCTAAAAAACAACTAAAGAAAATAATCGAAGAAAACCCTGCAGACGTTGTCGGGCAAATACAAAAAACACTAATACCTGATTTAGCAGAGTTTATAAGAAAAGAAATGGGTGTTGTTGGAGAGAAAAAAGGTGAGTTGGTTATACCTGATACTTATAAAGCTTATTTAGCCAATACATACCAAAGCACTATTTCTAGTATGGAAATACTTAAAATAAGAACTAATTACAAAAACTTATTTAAAAAAGAAAAAATGGGCTTTGTAGATGTTAAAACTAAAAAGTCTGATAAACCTAGTCTTAAAAAAGACAGTAACTATAGGCTAGATATATTTAGAAACACTACTAACAAAGCTGAGTTTACAAAATACCATACTGAAGGCAAGAAAAACAAGTTAATAGCTAATCAAAGAAACTTAGCCTTAATGAGAGCTGAAGCAGAGGCTGTTAGAGCTGCTGAAAACTACATACAAAACAATTCTACAAACCCAGGTCAACTTTTTAGTTCATCGCTTAGAACTTTTGTTGATAGCAAAACTATAGAAAAACAAAAACAAGAAGACAAAAGCTTTGATAGTGTTAAGTATTCTAAGCAAAAAATAAACACAGCTTTAGCAATTGCAGATGCTTATATGTCTAATAAAAACGTTTTTGATAATTATGGTAAACTACTGCCTCCATACAGTGGCTTTTTGAAAAACAAAAAAGACATGGAAGAGATTGGTGATTTTATTTGGGCAAACACGCCACTGCTACAAGGTTATGAAAGCTGGAATCAGTTCATGGCTAGAGCATACGACAAGCTTGCTAAAGCCGGCGAGAGAGGTACTGATTATGAAAAAAACCTAATTGACGTTGCTTTAATACTTGAAAAAAGAATTAACGATCCAAAAGTATTTAAAGTTATAAGTAGAAAACCTTCAGAAAAAGACGCTTTGCCAGACGTGATAGTAGAAATCCACGGCGTGCAAATGAATATTGAAGCTAAAATGTTTAAAGCTCAATACGGTAGCTTTACGCACAGCGTTGTAAATCAAGATGGAAAACAAATTTTTAATGTTAAAAAAGAATACTCGACAGAACTAAAGAAAATTTTAAAAGAATTAGAGGCAGAGACTTTAAAAGGCATTGAGGTTGCCAAAAACTTTTTAAAATCACCAAAAGATAGCAACGGTAATGACAAGAAAGTTATTGAGTGGGACGGGATAAAAAAAATACCAGTAGAAGGTCATAATCAGCTCATGGATAATATTAACCCTGATACGGGAAAAAGTTATTTCAAAGGTGTAGGTGCTACAATACCGTTTCCTTTAAAATACATTGCAGAGCTTTATAATCTTAAAAAACACCAAGTACATTTAATACAGTTAATGGGTAGAGGTTTGTTTAGTATGGGTGGTGATATTTATCAATTTGGTATAACATCGTTAGAAAGCGGTGGAGATGGATTTATAACCATGCGTGCTAGTTCTAACTCTTACAAGACTGCTGCTACAGAGGCTGATGCTAAAAACATGCCAAACAGAAGTGTGTTTAAGAATGGTAAAAACGGTGAGAAATGGAAAGTGCCAAGACCATTTAAAACATATGCTTTTAGATCTTTTCCAGGAATAAGCCCACAGGTGTTAGACGATATGAAATCACCACAGTCAATTGGTAACGTTGCTGGGTTACAAAAAATAATTAATGACAAGCGTATTCAAATGGGGTTAGAAGCTATTAAGTTTTCTAAAACTTTAGCTAAAAGAGCTAATGAATCTCAAGAACTGTATAACGCTGTTAATTTTTCAAGAACAGTAAACAAACCAAAAGGTATAACTGTTTTAGACTTTGACGATACACTAGCCACAACTAAATCTTTAGTTAAATACACAACTCCAGATGGTAAAACTGGTACTTTAAATGCAGAGCAATACGCTAGCACTTACGAAAGCTTGTTAGATCAAGGTTATGAATTTGACTTTTCTGATTTTAATAAAGTTGTAAAAGGTAAGTTAGCACCGTTGTTTAATAAAGCAATAAAACTACAAGGTAAGTTTGGTCCTGAAAACATGTTTGTGTTAACAGCAAGGCCTGCAGCCGCTCAACAAGCTATATTTGACTTTTTAAAAGCTAACGGTTTAAATATACCTTTAGAAAATATAACTGGACTAGGTAACTCTACAGCAGAAGCTAAAGCACTTTGGATTGCTGAAAAGGTTGGTGATGGTTATAACGACTTTTACTTCGCTGATGACGCATTACAAAACGTGCAAGCTGTTAAAAACATGTTAGATCAATTTGACGTTAAGTCAAAAGTACAACAAGCTAAAGTTAAATTTAGCAAAACTCTAAATGATAAATTTAACGACCAGCTACAAGACGTTACTGGTATAGAGTCTTTTAAACGCTTTGAAAGAACTAAGGCTAGAAAGCGTGGTGCTGATAAAGGTAAATTTAGAGTGTTTATACCACCATCACATGAAGATTTTGTAGGTTTACTATATAACTTTATGGGTAAAGGCAAGCAGGGCGATGCTCATAGAGAATTTTTAGAGCAAGCGTTAGTTAGACCTTTAAATAGAGCTTATAAAGAAATAGACACTGCTAAACAGGCTGTGGCAAACGACTACAAAGCTTTAAACAAAGAAATGCCTGAGATTAATAAAATGCTTATTAAAGAAACTCCTGACGGTGATTTTACATACGAAGATGCTGTAAGAGTATACTTGTGGGACAAACACGGTTACGACATACCTGGCTTAAGCACTGTTGACCAAAAAAATTTAGTTGATTTAGTTAAATTAGACCCTATGCTTAGGTCTTACGCCGATTCTGTAAACTCAATATCTAAACAAAAAGAATATGTAGGCCCAGGTCCTAGTTGGGAAAATGGTAATATAAGAATAGATTTAGTAGATGCAACCGGTAGGGTTGGTAGAGCACAATATCTTAAAGAATTTCAGGAAAATGCTGATGTAATATTTTCGGAAGAAAACTTAAATAAAATTGAAGCAGCGTTTGGAACGCCTTTTAGAGAAGCTTTAGAAGATATGCTTTATAGAATTAAAACTGGTATTAATAGGCCAAAAGGCTCTAGCGCAAAGCCAAATATGTTTATGAATTGGTTAAACGCTTCTGTTGCTGGTGTCATGTTTTTTAACGTAAGATCTGCTTTGCTACAGCAAATGTCTAACGTCAATTATTTAAACTTCGCTGATAACAATATATTTGCCGCTGCTAAAGCTTTTGCAAATCAACCGCAATATTGGAAAGACTTTGCAATGATATTTAATTCAGATATGCTAAAACAAAGGCGTGGTGGTTTACAAACGGATATTAACGGTGCTGAGCTTGCTGAGGCTATTAAAAAAGCTAGACCAGGAAACATATTTGACCAAGTAGCTATTATAACTGGTAAAGCTCTTAGACTTGGCTTTTTACCTACACAAATTGGTGATAACATTGCAATTGCAACTGGTGGAGCTACTTTTTACAGAAATAGAGTTAACAAGTACATTAAAGATGGACTAAGCCAAAAAGAAGCCGAAGAAAAAGCATTTACAGACTTCCAAGATTTAACGCAGTCAACACAACAGTCTGCAAGACCTGATATGACCTCACAACAGCAAGCAAGTTGGATGGGTAAATTAATATTAAACTTTTTAAATACACCTTCGCAGTACAATAGAATAATTAAAAAAGCAGGTTCTGATATTCTTAACAAAAGAATAACACCGCCTAATACTTCTTTAATGCAAAGTAATATGTCTAACATGTCTAGAATATTGTATTATGGTGCTGCTCAAAATTTAATATTTTATTCTTTACAAACAGCTTTGTTTGCTGTAATGTTTGGGAGCGAAGATGAAGATGAAGAAAAAAGAGTTGAGCAGTTTTTAAAGAAAAAAGAAAGAGTTATAAGTGGCTCTATAGACACTATACTAAGAGGCTCTGGTATATATGGAGTTGCAGTCTCTACTTTAAAAAATATGACTATTAAGTTTTTAGAACAAAGAGAGCCTGGTTATAACAAAGACGAAAGCGCTGTATTAATGGAGCTTGCAAACTTTTCGCCTGTTTTAGGTATTAAATTTAGACGAATTGTTAACGCTGAAAAAACTCTTAATTATAACGTTGGTGTTATAAACGAGATGGAAACTTTTGACGTTGACAACCCACAATGGTCTGCGGCTACAAACTACATACAGTCTTTAACTACACTGCCTACAAACAAACTATATCAAAAATCAATAAACCTTAGAAACGCTGCTGATAGAGATTATACAGCTTTACAAAGATTATTATTTTTGTCTGGTTACACTACTTGGAGTTTAAACCTTGGTGATACTAAAAAAATGGAAAAAATAAAAGAAGAGATAAAGGCTAAAAAG